TACAAGAATATTAGATGAAAGAATATCTGAAGCAACTAATGGTAAAATTAGAATGAAAGATAAAACTGCATTACAAAATTTTTTAAATGATAAAAAATTAAATACTAATAAAGTCAGAGGACCTAAAAATGTTGCAGAAGCAAAAGACATACAAATGAAAGCTTATCCTTCAATAGAAAAATTCGATGATGTTCAGAAACAAGCTGATGAGTTAAATGCTAAATATAAACTTGATGATAAAGGAATAAAGTTTATGGCACGTGAAACTTCTACTGGTAAAGTAGGAATGCGTTTAAGTTTTACTGGAGAGCCTTTTAGAGATGCTTCAACAACAGCAGGTAGGTCTATAGACGTAGCTCCAACTGCTGAAGGTATATCTAAATTAGAAACAGAATTAAAAAAAATAATTAAAACCGATGCATTTAAAACCTATAGTGCAAAAGAAGCTAGTAGAAAAGGTTCTATAATAGCAGGGGCTAAAAAATTAAAATACAACCAACCAGAACTTTTTGAATATTTACTAAATAAAGAAGGTCCTGTTTCAAAAGAACAAGTAATTAAAGATTTTAAAAAATTTGGATATGATGAAGGCGTGCTCAGAAAAGCTATAGGTAATCTTCATGCAAATATGTATAGAGCATTAGACCCTAATCAACCAGGATCAGGAAAATTTTTATCAGACAATTATAATTCAAATCAAATAAAAAATGTTTTAGATAAAGTAAAAAATAATTTTGCAGGAGACTATTTTAATCGTACGTTTGAAAATTTATTAATTGATGCTTATGGAGATGTTCCTAAAAAATATAAACCTCTTGCAGATAAATTAAAAAAGTTTCGTGAGTTACAAAAAGAATTAAAAAAAGCAGGGGTTGGAGATGAGTTTATAGCACAACTTGACCATGTTATACCTTTTAATTTTTTACAATTGGTTAGAGAAGGTAAAAATCCTGATGAATTACTAAGGGTCAGAGCTTATCCAGGAACATTAAATTCAGCTACATTTAAAGGTGCAATAGATGGAGCATTGGGACGAGCCGTAGAAAACAAAGATAAAAAACTTATTAAAACAATAACTGAACTTAGAGATTTTTTACCGGAAGATATGGGTAAAATAGATTCTACAGGTAAAAAAGTTATAGATTATGGTGCGGAACCTTTTAATTTAAAAACTATATATTCTGATCAACAAAAAAAGTTTGGTGAGGTCTATAAAAGAACACAAGAGTTTATGGATAATCCAAAAGTTATTAACTTACTTAAAGATGCAGGAATAAGTCTAAGAGCAATAAATCAAATAAAAAAATTAAATGTTCCAGGATTTTTAAATACATTTAAAGAACTTAAAAAATCTAGACCCGAATTATTTGTTGGAATAGACGATGAATTTGCAGATATAGAAAATCAATATGCAGGATTAAATTTAGAAGGTGATTTTCGTGACTTTGTTGCTAGACAAGAAGAAAAGAAAAAAGAACCAGGTTTGCCGGCAGAAGCTATCGGAGCAGGAACTTTATTTGGCATGAAGTATGCTCCACAAATTGCAAAAGGCGTAGGTGCAACTGTAAGAGCAGTAGGATCACCTTTAGCTGGTTTAACATTAGCAGGAACTGAATTATTGAGTGATGATCCTAGTCTAGGTCAAGCTGGTGCAGAATTGCTTTTACCTGATCAAATAAAAAGAGTTGCAGGTCAACTACCAAAAGGAATCATGAGTAATGTTTTTGGTTTACAAGGCTTATCAAAATTTGGAAAACTTGGAGCTTTAGCTGCAAGAGCACCTAGTATCATGACTCCTGTTGGTTTAACTTTACTTGGAGCTGAAGGAATTAAAAAACTTTACGACGAAGAGCAAAAGAAAAAACGTATGATTGAAGCCATGGATCTTGAAGAAAGATTACGGTTTCTAGAAGAAGAAAAAGATACAGAAGAATTAATGTCAAGAGCTGCTGCAGCATATGGTGGACGTATGGGATTTGCAGACGGACCAGAAGATCCTAAGAAAAGAAAGTTTATGAAGATTATGGGTGGACTTGCATCTTTACCTTTACTTGGAAGATTTATTGATATTGGAACAACTGCACAAAAAACAGCACCTGTAGTTGCTGAAGCTGCAAAAAGCGTGCCTCCTTATTTTTTTAAACTTGTAGAAAAAATTAGACAATTAGGAGACAATATAACTGGAAGAGCTGCAACACAAGATAGAGAAATTGTTAAATCATATAAAGATTATGAAATGAGTGAAGATTTAGCGACAGGAGAAATTGTAATTAGAAAAAGAAATGAAGGCGTGTTTTATGATCAAGATGGTATAATATCAGATGAGTACATGACTTATAAACCTGGTGTAGCTGATGAAACCACTAAAACCAGACCTATAGATGAATATGATGAGTATACTGTAAGACCAGACAGTGATGGTAAACTAACTGATTCTGAAGATGGATTAGATAGTATAGAAGAAATTTTAGAAGAAGCAGGTGATCCTGATTCTATGACACTTAAAAAATAAATGACAAATAAATACCCAAAGAAACACTTATTACCTCCTGAGTCCGGACCCACGCCTCAGGGGTTGAATATTACATATAATACTGTTAAAACAGTCAAACAATCTGGAGAAAAAATAAATGGCGGATATAGACAAAGCACTTCCGAACGAAGTCAGAAAAGAATTCGAACTTCCTAGTGAAGAAGAAGTTCAAGAACAAGTAATCGAAGAAACTGAAGCACAAGAAGAATCTCTTGGTCCAGTTGATATTCAAGAAAATGAAGATGGATCTGTTGATATAAATCTTGATCCAGCTGCTGCAACACCTGAAGGTGGTGACGAGCATTATGCAAACCTTGCAGATTTTTTACCAGATGATGTACTTGCTAGTTTAGCTTCAGACTTAAATTCTAAATACATGGACTACACTTCTTCTAGAAAAGAATGGGAGAAAACTTACACACAAGGTCTAGACCTTTTAGGTTTTAAATACAATAACAGAACAGAACCTTTTCAAGGAGCTTCAGGTGCAACACACCCAGTTCTTGCAGAAGCTGTTACTCAGTTTCAAGCATTAGCTTATAAAGAATTATTACCGGCAGATGGTCCAGTTAGAACACAAGTAATTGGTTTATCTACACCGGAGAAAACACAACAAGCATCACGTGTTAAAGATTTTATGAATTATGAAATCATGGAAAAGATGAAAGAGTATGAACCAGAGTTTGATCAAATGTTATTTAATCTTCCTCTTGCAGGTTCTGCTTTTAAAAAAGTCTACTATGATGACATGGAACAAAGAGCAGTATCAAAGTTTGTTCCAGCAGATGATTTAATTGTTCCGTACACAGCTACCTCATTAGATGATGCGGAAGCAATTATTCATCGAATAAAAATTTCAGAAAACGATTTAAGAAAACAACAAGTCGCTGGTTTCTACAGAGATATAGATTTAGGAAAACCAACTACAGGTGAATCTGACATTGAGAAAAAAGAAAGAGAGTTGGAAGGTACAACTAAATCAAAAGAAGAAGATGTTTATACATTATTAGAATGTCACGTGGATTTAGATCTAGATGGTTTTGAAGACGAGAATCCAGAGACTGGTGAGCCCTCAGGAATTAAAATACCTTACATTGTAACTTTAGAAGAAGGGTCACGAGAGATTCTTTCTATCAAAAGAAACTATGAAGTAGGAGACCCATCAAAAAATAAAATACAATACTTTGTACATTTTAAATTTTTACCAGGACTAGGTTTTTATGGTTTTGGTTTAATTCATATGATTGGTGGTTTATCACGTACTGCAACAAGTGCACTTAGACAATTATTAGATGCAGGAACTTTATCTAACCTACCTGCTGGATTCAAGCAACGTGGTATTAGAATTAGAGATGATGCACAATCAATTCAACCTGGTGAGTTTAGAGATGTAGATGCACCTGGTGGAAATTTAAGAGATTCGTTTATGATGTTACCATTTAAAGAACCATCACAGACTTTGTTATCACTAATGGGAGTTGTAGTTAATGC